ATCTGAGCAGCCAACAGCATAATAACAGCCAGCGGATCAAACACTGACACAATAATTATAATGACCCAAGTGACAGCTTTTTCTAAAAGATTAGCGTCCGAATTGTCACCATAAACAAAAGCGGCAATATACTTGATTGGACCTACTTCAGCTTCGACCTTGCGTACTTCGGCTGCGATTGGCGCACGTTCTTGGCCAAGAGTGGCAATAGTTTTCTGTTCGGCTTGGATCTCAGATTGAAGACGGGCACGTTCTTTTTGTTGTGTGCGTCGTAGTGCAACTGCTTTGTCAGCACCTTTTTCATCTTGGCTTCGACCCATAACTTGGTCCACAGCCTCATCCATCTGTTTAAGCGCCTTACGGTTAGCATCGATGTTTTCCTTTGCTGTTTTAATTCGTTCGTCATAGACTGCAATGCGACTTTGAACATCGCCCGATACTAGACTTTGATCACTATGTGCTTTAGATAAGAATCCAAAGATACCCATACTGGTAATGATCATTAATACAACTACCGCAGTAGTCATATACCATTTCATTAATGAGGGCGCTCTGCTCCAGTTTTCTTTCAACCAGCTGGCACATACAAGTTTAGCTATTTCTAAACTTCCGCCCATAATATAAATGGGAATAGTAGCGGCGGCGAAAATAGCAGCTAAACCTATTACTGAATAATAGATTGCAACTGCTGAGATGGTGAGGCCAGTAAGTAGCAGTAACCAGGCAAGTATCATGTATTAGACTGTAGAGACTAGTTCAGTTCCGTCGATCAAAGTTACAGCGATGTCGTCATATATGTCAGCAAGTGTATCAGGGCTATTGATGGTAACACTTACTTGTGTCTCAGCTAAATCTGTAGGACTATATACTCTGTATGTTCGAGTGTATGCGTTACGAGAAACGGCAGCACCTACTAGGTAACGGATAGCTTTAGCTGTAGTATCGATAGTGACAGCGGATCCAGTAGTAGGAGCAAAGCTAGTTGCAATATTTTGCACAGCACCTAGTATAAAGTCATCACGATCAAATCTTACAGTAAATGCAATAGCAGTAGGAACACTGTCAGCTAATGTGTTATTGGCACTGGTAACTTCCACGTCTATAATCTGCGCATCTGCGTGTTTGGTCAATTCTTCGATAATGGCTTGCCAACGCATATTGCCGCGAGCTAATCGCTGTGCATTTGCCAATGTAGTTGGTGCTGTGGCAAAGCTGTTCCAGTCGTATGGGTTAACTGCACCGTTAGCTGGTGCTGCACCGCCGTAGTTTCCTGTGCCGCCGCTTAGTGTCAGCACTACGCGGTAAAAGTCTGGGCTTAATTGATTTGTATCTTGTTGAAATCCTGATGGCATTTAAATGCTCCTTAATATCTAATATTTATCAACAAAAGTCCAAGTCCTTCTGTTATTATCTAAACATGCAGTGTCTGTATAACTGTAAGAGTTATGATTTATACGCATATAACTATACACCCTACGACATTGTCCTGCTCTAGCAGGATATGTTACAACTACAAAGGCCTTGCCGTGACTGCCACGTGCATCATTATACCATTCTACCACTTCTCCATTTTCTAAATTGTTAAGTGCATGATATACTGCTTGACCATGTAACACTGTATCTTGAGCAGATACGTGAGAATTTATGAGTATGCCCACAATTGAGGTTTTCTCCCAACTTTGAGCATTGACATTAGAAAACAGGCAAAGACTCCCAAGTACCATCAGGCTTTTGACAAGATATGTATTGACGTTGAATTTCTTTACCATTTCGTTTTTCCCACTGTTTGTAGTACCCGCAGTTATTGGCCATACCTGCTCGCGCCATATTCGTTTGTTTGATCGGGTCGTCGTTACAAGATACTGTAGTTTCACTAGAAACAGTAGTGTTGTTTCTAGTTTTAATTTCTTGGCTAGTGTAACAGTACTGTCGCTGAGTTGTTTTAACTGGAGTATTAGAACACCCAATCAAACTCACAATTGATATTGCTAATATAAACAGTTTCATTGCTTTTGTGCTTTGGCTTCGGCAATTAACTGATTAAACACCGCTTTAGGCATCTCAAGTCGTACAAAAGTATAGTGACGTCCTTGCATAGTAAATTGAGCAGTTTCTGTTTTTAAATGTTCTCGAATAGTTGTGTTCTTGACAACATAGGAGATTGAAGTTTTAGTAGATTTTTTGTCATTCACAAAGTCAATCTTAGTTTCGCTATTGACTTCTGAGTTGATGCGTTTTGCAAAGTTGTTCATTGCAATAGCATACATCTGTTCTTCGGCTGCTTGTGCATGTACTGACTCGCCGCCACCGCAGGCATAGGCAAACTCTTTCTTCCACCAGAAGTAACCCTTAACACCTGCTTGCTGGCATTCTTGATACCAACCGGGCATAGCGTAGGTTTTTCGTTCTTCGATGGTTTTCATGCCTGAACAAGCTGTCAAGGCTGCAACGATAGGGATTAAAATTAATTTTTTCATTTTGCCAATTCCTGTGATTGTGTTTTAACTGTATCTACGCCTTTGTCTAACATGCGGGCGATGCCGCTAAATCCAACTGTGGCAAGAATCAATCCAAAAATTGTGCCTATAACAAAATTTCTCATAAATGTCTTTCTGTGTGTTAAAATAAAACCTCTATAATACATTGTACTATAGAGGTTTAATAGAGTCAAGTCTTTTGGTTATTTAAAAATGATCAATGCCATTAGCATTGCTTGGACAAAGAATCCAAAACCAATTGTTACAATGTTCAGCAGATCCTTAGCAATAACGCTTCGAATGAAAAACATAAACAGTCCTAGCCACATAAGTGCAACAATATCAACTGGTGGTAGCTTTTCGCTCAACCCTGACAACACTGCAACCAACGTTGGAATAGTGGCTAAATGCACTAGGATAACACCGATCCATCCCAGTGTTTCTGCACTAAGGTGTCCGATATTTTCAGTAATGCTGTCACGCATATTCTTAAGATTAACTAAGTTTCTCAAATCAATTTTCATATTATCCTCTTACTTGTAAAAAACGTGGTTGCCGATTTTAGCGATGCGCTCTCTCTTCCAGCCTGGATTAATATAGTCACCGTGGAAGTACATAGCTTCTTTTAGACTGGGCAAACGGAATCCTTCTAATAGAACTTGTCGTGCAACTACTTCGCTTTCTTTGAATACGGCGGTATTCTTTGGCTTAGTCATTGTAGCTGTTTCACAATACCAACTGAACTGGCACAAGACTTTTTCATAGACTATGTTCTTTTGATAAACTACTTTGCAGATGTCAGACGGGAATTGTCCGCTTTCTGCTCGATTAATAGTAACCTGCGCTACTGCAACCTTACCCTCAAATGGTTGATTGCCTGCTTCATAGTAAATGTTGCGAGCCAAACATTCTAATTGTTTGTTTCTCACTTCAGCAGTGACCTTACTGCCAGTTGTTACCAACTGCTTATCTGGGTCTAGTTTATACATAACTGCTTTATAACCAATGTAACCGACGATTACCAGTCCAAGGGCCACAAGCAAGATTTTAATTAAGCGTATCATTTTTCCTCCTTTACGCGGGATTGCCAATTTCTATGGCGGGTTAAGTAATTAGTTGATATTTTGCAGAGTTATCTGCGCATTTTGCTAATATCAATAGCTTCTTCATCAGAGAAGACAGGAACAGCATTTGACTTGTGCATAGTTGCAATGCCTTTAACTTTGGTCCCTGTATATACTTTAGCAGGGGTCATTGTGGCAACACCTGCACCAGAGTTAAGACTTGGGATATGATGTGTATTAGTTCTACCTATTGGTGTAGATAGAGAATAACTAAGTTTTTCAGCAGCCATTGCTCGAGTTTGGCGTTTGGTTTCTGCTTCAACGCCCCACTTTTTTTGGATGGCGTTCCACTGTTCATCTAGCTCACGTGATTTGCGAGCTTCTTCGGCATTTCGAAATTTAATTTTGCCTTTTTTCTTGCCAGTAGTACTAAGCCACGGACCTTCTAAATGCATACTCATAATTGACACCAAAAGTTAAACATATAAGTGTTATTATACACTCATATATCTACAGTGTCAAATTATTTGGCTGCAACGGCCTTTGTGATGTAATCTATTGCAGATTGTACTGTAGTAATGCTGCCCGAATCTTCTTCTTTAACTTCGATGTCAAATTTATCTTCTAACGCCATGACAATTTCTACAGTATCCAAACTGTCAGCGCCCAAATCAGTTGTAAGGGCCTTGTCGGGAGTTACTTGTGATTGCTCAATGCATAAGTGTTCTGCAATGATCTTTGTGATTTGTTGTGCGATATCTTCCATATTAAATCCTAAAACTTTCTCCGCAACCGCAGCGATCGCGCTCATTTGGGTTGCGAAATTCAAAACCTTCGTTCAACCCATTTCTTACCCAATCTACTATTACACCTGTTAGATATGCACTTGATTTGGCATCTACCAAAACTGCAAAATCAGGTTGAGCATAATTTGTTACACCAATTTCATGTTGGTATTCATCAACATATTCCAAAGTGTATGCCAAACCGCTGCAACCTGTAGTTTTAACACCTAGTCGTATGCCAATACCTTTGCCTCGTTGGGCCAACAGCCGTTTGATTCTTTTAGCTGCTGTGTCGGTTACGGTAATCATTTACGGCTGCTTTGATAGCATCCTCTGCTAATATCGAACAGTGTATCTTTACTGGAGGTAAAGCTAACTCTTCTGCCAGTTGGCTATTCTTAATTGAACTTGCTTGATCCAATGTCATGCCTTTGACCAATTCTGTTACTAAACTAGAACTGGCAATGGCTGAACCGCACCCGTAAGTTTTGAAACGAGCATCTGTAATGATGCCCGTTACGTCATCAACTTTTATTTGCAATTTCATTACATCGCCGCAGGCTGGCGCACCTACCATACCTGTACCCACTGTAGGATCATCTTTTTCAAAACTTCCTACGTTGCGTGGGTTCTCATAATGATCGACAACTTTTTCTGAATAAGCCATTAACTATCTCCTATTGGGATATTGTATTTATAGGCTTATTTCTTGTCTGCGGGCTTACGAGCGTTCTTAACTGCTGTAACGTCGTTACGAGTTTCTTTGCACAATTTGGCAAGATCTTGGCAAGCCTTACGAACACGGGTGCCGGCAGCGCCAACTTCCTTGTCATAAAACTTTTCGAAGTCTGCTTCCATTGCTTCTACGATTGCTGTGAATTCTGCGTATTTGTTTGTTGCCATGTTGTTTTCCTTTAAAGTAAGTATAGAATACTTATGCTTACTATACAGTGCTGTAAAATAAAAGTCAAATTAATTGGCAAATACATTACCCGAACCGCTAGCAGGATGTCCGCATGATGCTGGATCTCCTGCTCTGCAAGTTGGTATATTATTTGTAAAAACATTTCCAGAACCGGCAACCATTACTGGTCTAGAATGTGGACCTTTTCCATGCCATGCAACCACATCACCTACTCTAGCAACGGGTTGGTTGTTTGCAAATACATTACCAGATCCGGATAAAATCGCGCCGCCTGCTACGTCAGTTCCTGCATCTCTTGCTATACCTGGCATGTTAAAATTCCCTAAATAATTTAAATTTATTAACATAATCAGAAATTGCAGAAATAGCAGCATCTTGTGTAACTGTATCAACATTTCCTGTTTGATCTAAGATCTTTCCTTGTTCAACTAGAATTTTATAGATTGAAATCAACGAAAAATTATCGTAAGGTGATACGGTATGGACACCGGTCCCATCACTTAGTTCTTTTACTCTTAGTTGATGTTTTTCTAATTCAGATAGTGAATATGCTATTCCTTCCGAATTAAGTACAACTGTGCCAACTAGTTCTTGTACAGACATGTTTTGTTCTTTATCGATTAGGTATGTACCTTCTTTGCCGGAACCGGTAAGCTGTTTTGTAATTTTTGTATTAGTTATCACTTGGCTACCGCTTAGTAACATTCCTGGAACAACATGCTCTCCGGAAGTTTCAACAATAGTTAATATATTTCCAGATATTGATCCTCTGAAGTTAGTAATCATTTGTCTAGAAGTATGCCCGACGATGGCGTTTGTAATTGTTGTAGTATTCTCAGCAATTGTTGTAGTATTCTCAGCAATTGTAGCTGTACTAACGGATAACTGTTCTAATGCTGTTACAATCCTATCTAAATGTTCGCTATAATTAAATTCAATATCTCGAGCAGTCACAGTTCCACCGCCATCTGGAATTTCGGTAGATTGTTCTGAGCTGTAAAGACTAGCTTGGCCCGGTGGTAAGGGAACTTCTGGTAACGTTGGCATGTTATTATCCTGTTACAATGCTGCCTGCTGACACAGGTTGAATTCCAGTAGTTTGGAATAGATATTGTTCGGCAATTTCTTTTACAGTTTCGCCCTGGAACATCACAGCTGATTTGCTAATTGAATAATTGTTATCTGGATTAACTGTCATCATGATCGGTGCCATTGCTGGACCTTGCTTAGTCATGGCCAACATCACTGGCCTAGCCAATGTAAAACTCGACATGTCTTCTTTTACATATTTGCCAATAACTTCTTCACTATTAATCAATTTGAGACTAATAATGTCGCCTTCGGTAAATTTTGATTTTTCTAATATCATGCTATTCCTTAAAATGAACTTTGTGTTTCTAAATTTTGTTCGATATACCGACGCAGTTCATTGAACCCGCCAATCAGTTTATCATCTAAAAAGATTTGAGGAACTGTGCGAGCTGTTGGGATCGCTTCTAATAATTCTTCTTTAGTATATCCGTCACCGATTTTCTTTTCTTCGAACGGTATATTTCTTTGTGTCAATAATGCCTTTGCTTGATCGCAATAAGGGCAGTGGTACTTAGACCAAATAATAGCTTTCATTGTTATTTCCTTATAATGATGGTAATGCATCGTAGTCAAGAGATTCACTCATAACTCCAATAACATAATTAGTAGATTCACTTTCTTGTAATGCAGTTTGTTTTTTACTAGTATCGCTATGTTTGTTAAACCATGGGATAGGTGTAGTCTTAGGAGCAGGACTTAGATACTTAATACCAATATCTTTTAATGCGCCAACTGCTGTGTAATCTACAAATTCTTTTAAGATGTTGGCGTTCAGACCAATCACTGGACCCATCTTAAACAAGTAATCAGCCCATGCTTTCTCTTCGCGAATTACATCCATGTACATGGCATATACTTCTTGTTCGCACTCAATCTTTGCTTGTGCAAAGCGGCTGTCTTCTTTGACTACTTGGTTAATCAAATAAGCTGTCCAACCTTTGTGTAACAGTTCGTCTTGTAGAATCAAACTGATAATATTGCCATTGCCAATAAAGATTTTGTTTTCAACCATTGCTAAACTTGTGGCAAAGCTAACCATAAAGCGGAATGCCTCTAGAGCATAGCTGGCGTTCAGTGCCATCCAAATTGCCCTAACGTGATCTTTTTCACTAACATACCCTACTTCATCATTGCTTATTTCTTTGATGCAATTTAGTTTATGCAAGTCATCGTAATACTTGCCTACACTAGACGCCATGCTGATAATTTCTTCAGTATCGTGAATTGTGTTGAACACATCTTTAGGCACGTTATAGATATTGCGAATAATATGGCTGTAGCTCTTGCTATGAATGTTAGTTTCAAAGAAGCCCCAGTTGTACATCAAGGCTTCGACTTCAGGTAACGAACACACAGGAGTAAAGACCTGTGTTGGTCCACGACCTTGCAAACTATCAAGTGCTGTTTGACGTAGTAAGTTGCTAGTAAAAATATGTTTAACGGCATCGCTTTCATCATTAAAATCATTTGAGTCTTTGCTAAGACTTATCTATTCGGGTTGCCAAAAGAATCCGCGGGCAGTAGCATCAAAGTCCGCAATCTTTTTATATTTTACTTCTTCAAATCGTTGAATAGTAACTGGACCAGCTGGATCCAGAAACATTTTACGACTTAGGTAATCTGTTTTTGTTG